AACAGATTAAATTTTAAAAAAATGGAAAAAATGATTTACTCACTCGCAAAGAGTTTTAACGCAACAACAGGAATTGAAATTGAAGAATTACAGGCAGAAGGCTATTTAGCCTACTGTGAGGCAGTACTATCGTACAAAGAAGACAAGGACACTAAATTAAGCACTTGGGTCTTCATTTGTGTTAGAAATGCTCTAATTAACTATTGCAAGAATGAACAATTTCATCGTAATTGTAATTCCTTGAACTATTATTTAGAAGACTGTGAAAAGGAAGACAATGAATTAACAACTATCCCAGAACAACTATGGAACATGCCTAAAACCCCATTTAGTGAACTGTATAATGAATTTAAAGGACTTGCAAGACAAGTCGTTGATGTCGTCTTAGAAAAGGACCATTATGTGGAGAAACCCAGATTAGCACGTGGTCAAGTCGTGAAAGATTTGAGAAGTGCAGGTTGGAGCTGGAATAATATATGGGAGGGTATGAAGCAGGTTAAAGCTCAAATTAATAACATGTAACTAAATGAAAATGGAATTCTTTGTATAATATATAATGATTTTAAAAAAACAAGATTATGATAACTGATTTTAGATTAAACAATAATAATAATATACAAGTAAAAGTTGGTAAAAAATGGCACAACCTTATTACATTCACAGACGATTGTCCGCATGGAAAATACGGATATAAAATAAGTGGAGTTAATAAAGCATTTAATCCTTATGTGTTCTTCAAAAATGAAGATATTGAAAAAATTGAAACATATTTAAGACGTTAAATTATATAGGATTTTTAAAATGTTAATAAAATGTTAATTACTAAGACGGCTTTCTTACGGAAAAATATACTGACGGGTGCAATGGAAGTAATTATCTATTTCCCATTCAATCAAGAAGATTTAAAAATAGTAAGAAGCATTCCAGGTAGAAAATTCATTGTTACAGCAAAATCACAGGGCAGTAAAAAATATTGGACAGCACCATTCAACGGCAGAACTATACAAATCCTCATGCAGAATGGGTGGGGTTTTGATTCCACAACGGAAGAATATCTAAAAAAGGTATCCTTGCATGTAAAGCAAAGAAACAAAGAGAATGAAGGTTTGTTACAATTACTCCCTAAAGAATTGTATCCATTTCAAATAGAGGGTGTCAGACAACTTATGAAATGGGATGGTAGGGCATTACTCGCTGACGACATGGGATTGGGTAAGACAGTCCAATCTTTAATGTGGTTAAAATTAAACAATACTAAGATTCCAGCAGTTATAATAACACCCGCAAGCCTCAAATATAATTGGGAAAGGGAGTGCCAGAAATGGTTAAGAACAGATAGAATATCAGTATTATCAGGAACTACACCTACTGATATATACAATGATATTATAATTATCAATTATGACATTGTACAATATTGGTTGAAACACTTATTATCAATATCTTATCAAACAATTATCCTTGATGAGTGCCATTATATTAAGAACGCTAAGGCTCAAAGAACAAAGGCGGTAAAGGCACTATGTAAAGGCACGAAACACATTATAGCCTTGTCAGGTACAGCTATCCAAAACCGTCCCATCGAACTATTTAACACGTTGAATATATTAAACCCTCATGTATTTCCAAGTAGGTGGAATTTCGCTCACAAATACTGCAATGCAAAACATACAGGATTTGGTTGGGATTTTAGCGGTGCATCTAACATGGAGGAATTGCATTCTATTTTGAAAAATCATTTTATGATTAGAAGAAAGAAACAAGACGTTCTGAAAGAATTGCCGGATAAGACGTATAATTATATCCCTATTGAAATCAGTAATAGAAAGGATTATGATTGTGCAAAGGATGAATTCATAGCCTTTGTAACCCAGAATATTTCGGATGAATTAAATGAAACAGAAATAAGCCTTCAAAAAGAGTTAGGATATGTTAATATAGCCTTGAATAAGGAAGAAATAATTCAGGAAAAAGTGAGTTCTATTAGTAAGGCTGAAACACTTGTAAAGATAGGGTATTTACAACGGTTGGCAACAGAGGGGATTATTTCCCAAGTTAAAGAATGGATTTACAATTTCTTAGAAAATAACGAGAAATTAGTTCTATTTGCAACACACACGAGATTTATAACTGAAATTGAGAACGAATTCAAAAATATTTCGGTTAAAATTGACGGAAGTACTCCAGTGGCACGAAGACAACAGATTGTAGATGCTTTTCAGAACAATAAGAAAATTAAAATATTCATTGGAAACATTAAGGCGGCTGGAGTGGGATTAACTTTGACTGCCTCATCAAACGTGGCTTTCCTTGAATACCCGTGGTCTCCTGGGGATTTAACCCAGGCAATGGACAGGTGTCATCGAATAGGGCAGAAAAATAACGTGAACGTACACTATTTCATTGCCAAAGATACGATAGTGGAGGAAATACTACAACTCTTAGAAGAAAAGCAAAAAATAATTGATAATATTCTGGACGGGAAAAGCCAAGATAATGAAAATATTGTAAACGAACTTTTAAGGCAATATGTTAGACGTTGAAAAACTTTACACAGATTATAGAATCCCATATGTAACCACAAATCACAAGCACGCAAGGGACGGTTGGGTAAATATAGAATGTCCATTCTGTACAGGAAATAAAGGTTACCATTTAGGTTTCAACATACAAGGACAATTCTTCACTTGTTGGAGATGTGGGGGACACGGTGTGAATTGGACGTTATCAAAGGTTTTAGGTGTCTCATTTCGAGAGGTTAAAGAAATCATAAAAAGGTATGGCGGAGGCTCACTTATACGGATAGTTACAACTAAGAAACCGAAACTTCCATTTTCATTACCTTCACCATTATTAGGGGATCTTGGAGAAATACACACTAAATATTTAGAAAATAGGGGTTTTGACCCCGCAGAAATTAAAGATAAATGGAATGTGTCTGCAAGTGGATTGTATTCCAGATTAGATAATTTAGATTTCAAATGGAGGCTTATAATTCCAATCTATTGGAATAATGAAATTGTGAATTTCCAAGCCAGAGATGTAACTGAAAAAGCAAGAAATAAATATTTGGCATGCAGTGAAAATCGGGAAAAACTAAATATAAAAGAAACCTTATATGGAAATCCGAAAGCATGGGGAGACGTTGCTATCTGTGTTGAAGGAATATTTGATGTGTGGCGTATGGGAGATATGGGAGTTGGTTTATACGGTGTTAAGTATAAACCTATTCAGGTACGATTATTAACACTATTTAAACGTGTATTCGTTATTTTTGATGCAGATAAGGCGGGGCAACAACAGGCTATGAAATTAGTTGCAGAACTTAATTTCAGGGGAGTTGATGCGTATAATTATAAATTACCAGATGGGTTAGACCCTGCAGATTTGACAGATGAACAAGCTAAAAATATTATAAATACTTTAAAAACATGGAAGATAAAATGACAGAAAAAGATTTAACAATGGATTTTGAAAACGAACATGAACTAATTATGGAATATAAAGGATTTCATTATAATTCCATAGAAGAATTAAATGTGTTACAACTTATGACCTCACATGGGTATCTGCAAGTGCATAAGGTATGGTTGAAGAAATTAGGGGCTTTAAAGGCGGTAGTCTTATGTAACTACCTCGAAAAACACATCTATTTTAAAGAACGCCACCCAGAAATGGATGGTTGGTTTTATTTATTGTTGGAACAGATGTCAAAGGAGTTGGGAGAAAGTGAAAGAACATTACAGAGGATTAAGGCAGAATTGGTGAAAGATGAGTTCCTTTTTCGAGGTAAATTAGGATTTCCTGCCAAAGAAGTAGTCAAGGTTAATTTTACGAAAATACAGGAGTTTCTGCTCCCAGAGATACATCCAACCCCCAATTTTCCCACAGAGACACGTAAAAGTGTTTCTCTGGACGAACCCTTGCAAACACAGCAACACATAAGAAAAACACAAGATTTAAAAAAGGTTGAACCCCCCCTCCAAGATGTATCTCTTGAGAAACGTAAATGTGTTTCTCTTGAGAAACGTAAATGTGTTTCTCTTACATATATAAATAAGAATAAATATAATAATAAAAAAAATAAAAAAAATATAACAAAAAAAACAAAAAAATTCGAGCATGAAAATTTGGGTGATAATTTTGAAAATAATCAAATCAATACTTCCATTCGTCAAAATGAAAAATCTCCAAAAGATCTAAAGAAAGAAAAATTAAATCAAAAATTCATCACATTCTCCACTCAGCTATATGATTTCATTTCCCAAACAAAAAATATAAATTTACCCAAAAGTAGGATTCTTAATTGGGTGCGGGATTTTGACTTGTTATACCGCATTGATGGAATTTCCATATCTCGTCAACAGAAAGCCTTAAATTGGTATTTTTCCCATGCCTATCAGGAATTTGTGCCAATAATTGAGAGTGGAAGTGCTTTCCGCAAAAAGTTTATTTCATTAGAAAATGCAATGGATAGAGCTTCCAATAGCGGAAAAAGAACTTCCTACACCCCGCAGAAATCTATTGGGATTGCACATCTACCAAAGGAAACGTCCTTACAGAATGAGGTTCAGGATGATATTACAACAGATGAAAATGGAAATTTCATTGCATTAACAGAGCGGGGACGTGAGGTTTTGAAAAGTTTTAATCAAAACGCATTTTAAGCGTGTTTTTAGCCACTTTTTATTTTTTGTAAGTAAATGTATTGTCTTATGAAAATAATTGCTAAAAACAAGTTTAAAATAAGAAATAAAGCTATTTTTAAGTCTGATTAAATGAAAGTTTTAAGAAATGTATAATATTTTGAAATCTTAGAATAATTATGCGGAATGAAAAGAAATGGTGTGAAAAAATAGAGCCTTTGGTTATCAAGAAACTTTTTACACCCAGAATTATAAAAGATTTTGAAGTCTTGCAGTTGAAACCTGAAATAAATGAAAATAACCTGTTTATCTATGGTTCAAAGAAGGCAACAGGGAAGACATTATTTGCCTGCCAGGTTCTTTTGGGTTGGGAAAAGAAATCTTATCTGCAGAACTTAAATCTGACAACATGTTTTATAACACTTTCCACGTTATTGAATGAATTGAAGAGTGCCTTCTCAAAGGAAGATGGGGAAATGGAGGTTCTGCAGAAATATCAAGGTGTGGATGTGTTGGTGTTGGATGATTTCGGAGTATCTAAGATAAGCGAATGGACATATGTAACTATTTATAACCTTCTAAATTACAGGTATGAACACCTAAAGACAACTATATTCACAAGTAATTTCTCCATTGCCGAATTGCAGGAATTTTGGCAAGATGACAGAATTACAAGTAGGATTTCCAGAATGTGTGTGATGTTGAAGAAAGAAAGGATATGAGAAAGCAAGAAATTGAAAGGAAGATGATAATCGGGCTGATTGCGTCAACGGATTATGTTCGTAAGGTTAGACATGTGATTAAACCCAATCTAATCTTAACTCCTGTGGCTTCCATGCTTGCCTCATGGTGTTGTGAATACTATGATGTGTATGGGAAAGCACCCTCACTTGACATTGCTGAGATATATTTAACAAAACATCAGCAAGGGCTTGTACCTCAAGATATTGCACTTGAGATTGAAGAAGATATTCTACCAGATTTAAGTGAAGATTGGGTTGATTATGGGTTGAATATAGATAGCTTGGTTGATAGTACCCATATATATTTCAGAGAAAGGGCTTTAACTCATGTAAAGGAACAGTTAGATGTTTCTTTAGAGAAAGGGGAATTAGAAGATGCAGAACAGGCCTTAAAAGCCTATGCACCAATGGAAAATGTAACCAATGAGCTTATTTTAAATGATAAAGAACAGTTGATCACGGCGGTTAGTTCTGCATTTAAGGAGAGTTCAGAACCTTTGATCTGGTATCCTGGGGCGTTGGGCGAATTTTGGAA